ATCGAGCCGCCTATAACCGTGGCTGGTACTACCTGCGTCAAGGTCAAATCCAAAAGGGCTACGGCTTGATGGACAGAGGACGAATCGTAGGTGTCTTTGGTAACTCACGACCTGACGTTCCCACCCCCCAATGGGATGGCAAGACAAAGGGTACAGTCATGCTGTATTTAGAAGGCGGTCTGGGCGATCAGATTCACCAGATTCGTTACGCCAAGCTGATTGCAGAGCGTGGCTGTAAAGTTGACGTATCCTGTACAGGACAACTAGCATCCTTATTCCAAGGCGTAGAAGGCGTATCAGCCGTGGTTCAGCACGAGGCTACCTTTGGTATCTACCACGACTTCTTTGTGTCTGGAATGTCTGCTGTGGTTCCTCTAGGCTTAGAACTTCGTGACCTGTCTGGTGCGCCATACCTTGAGAAGCCAATGGCAATCAAAGGCCGCAAGAAACGCATCGGTCTGCGCTGGCAGGGCAACAGTAAATTTGAGCATGAGCATCACAAACGCTTTCCATATGAGTTGATGTTTGACGCAGTGAAAAATGCTGATGCAGAGTTCATTTCTTTACAGCGGGATGAGGGCGTAGATGCTTGCCCAGCTTGGGTAAAACAAGTACCATTACAGTCATGGGAAGACACTCGACAAGCGGTGGCTTCATGTGACTTGGTGATCTCAGCCTGTACCTCTGTTAGTCACTTGGCGGCGGCAATGGGCGTAGAAACTTGGGTGGTAACTCCGATCATGCCTTACTTCTTATATGCAATTGACGGTGATAAAACGCCGTACTACGACAGCATGAAGCTGGTTCGCCAAGAGGTGTATGGTGATTGGACTGCTCCGTTTGACAAGATCAAAGAGCGTGTTGGTTCTAAGCCAGCATTGAGGAGTGTAGCGTGAGCTTTAGATACGCCGCTGGGTTCAATAAGCCGGGGCTGAACACGCTTGTTCAAGGTACGCCTACCTATGTCTACAACTTATATGGTTGGGGTTACAACGCCAATGGGGAATTAGGTTTAGGGAATACAACTTATGGTTTTTCTACCCCCCAACAAATTGGATCATTAACTACTTGGGCAACTTTTGCCGTAGGAGGTGCTTCGAGCGGGGCTATTAAAACAGATGGGACATTGTGGACTTGGGGCGGCAACGGTAATGGGCAATTAGGTCTTGGAAATACAACTTATTATTCATCGCCTAAACAAGTTGGTGCTTTGACTAACTGGGCTGGCATAGTTTTTAGTGGTGCAAGCTCAATTGCTGTTAAAACAAATGGTACTTTGTGGTTTTGGGGAAACAACCCGTATGGCAATGGCAATGGCAATACAACCGTTTACTCGTCACCAGTACAAGTTGGCGCTTTAACTACTTGGTCAAAAGTGGCCGGTGGTAGTAATGCCGTAGGAGCCATTAAAACAGATGGAACAATGTGGACTTGGGGGTTTAACCAATTTGGTAAATTGGGTCTTGATGATACAACAAACAGGTCAAGTCCCGTACAAGTTGGTGCTTTGACCACTTGGGCAAATGTTTTCTTTGGCTCAAGTCATTGTTTGGCAACACAAACAAATGGTAGTTTATGGGCTTGGGGTTATAACGCTTCAGGCCAATTAGGGTTGGGTAATACTACAAATTATTCATCTCCAAAACAGGTTGGTTCATTAACAACTTGGTCTACTATTGGTGCTAACACTTATTCTTCGTATGCCATTAAAACTGATGGAACTTTTTGGAGTTGGGGTGGTAATTCTGAAGGTCAATTAGGTCTTGGTAACATTACTAATTACTCTAGCCCCAAACAAGTTGGTGCGTTAACAACTTGGTCATTTGTTGGCGCTAGAAGTGCAAGTGTTTCTGCCCTTAAAACTGATGGTACTTTGTGGTCTTGGGGTAATGGTTTTGCTGGTGGATTGGGTACAGGTAGCACAACAAACAGATCATCACCCGTGCAGGTTGGAACCTCAACATTATGGTCAAAAATTTCCAACTCAACTAGTGGAAATTATTCCTTTGCGTTAGGTTAAAAATGGCAACACCAGTTTATCCATACACCCAATACTCAGGCATCTGGAACATCAGCAGTCAAGCCAATGCTATTGCGGCTGGAACTTGGCCTAGCCCACCTGCGCCAAAATTATTTACGTGGGGTTCTGGAGCAAATGGAGTTTCAGGCCTTGGTAATACGACTTATTATTCTTCTCCAAAACAAGTTGGTGATTTAACAACATGGTTAACAGTAACTGCTGGATATTTGTGTTCGTTTGCCATTAAAACAGATGGAACATTATGGTCGTGGGGCCAAAATGATTCAGGACAACTTGGCCTTGGAAACATTACTGACTTTTCCAGCCCTAAACAAGTTGGTGCTTTGACAAACTGGTCAGATATACGTTCTTCTTATAGTTCATCTATTGCATTAAAAACTGATGGAACTCTTTGGACTTGGGGAAATAATGCATATGGTCAATTAGGGATTGGTACTAGTGGTGCAGGAACTTATAAATCTTCACCTGTACAAGTTGGCGCTTTAACAACTTGGTATAAAGTGGATTCTGGATATTTGTGTTCTTTTGCTATAAAGACAGATGGAACATTATGGTCGTGGGGTGGCAATGCTCAAGGACGACTAGGCCTTGGTAATACGACTTATTATTCTTCTCCAAAACAAGTTGGTGTTTTGACCACTTGGGCAAATATTTCATCTGCAATTGTTAATGGTTCTGTACTTGCAGTAAAAACTGACGGAACGTTATGGGCTTGGGGCGCTAATACAAATGGTCAATTGGGTCTTGGTAACACAACAAATTACAACTCTCCTGTACAGGTTGGATCTTTAACAAATTGGTTATCAGTAAAAATTAATCAAGTAAATACCGCCGCTGTTAAAACTGATGGGACATTGTGGACATGGGGTTACAATGCCTCTGGTCAACTTGGACTTGGTAATACAACAAATTACTCATCACCTAAACAAGTGGGCGCTTTAACTAATTGGTTATATATTGCAACTGGAACTCAATTAACAAGTTCAATAAAAACGAATGGCACACTTTGGAATTGGGGAAGAAATGGTGAAGGCCAACTTGGACTTGGTAACACAACCAATTATTCATCACCCAAACAAGTTGGCACGTCAACTGGTTGGAATAAAATTGCCGCAGGTGGAGTTCATCAAATTAGTATTCTTACCATTTAATTTTTTAACAAGGAGTCTTAAATGACACATTATGTACAAGTCGTAAACGGCGAAATCAAGCAAGTCTGGGACACACCTCCCACAGAAGGCGTAGGCAATAACGGCTGGCGCAATGCTGTGGAAGTTCGTCCCGCAATCACAGCACACCGTCAGGGTTACACTGCCCACCGCTTTGATCTGAACACTGATCCTGTTCAAATCATCTGGGACACATACGAAATCTCCGTGGCTGACCGCAAAAACGGTATGAAGTCCAACGCAGGTTTTGCATTCCAGCAAGTGGTGATGGAGCAGTCCCGCTTACAGCTTTCTCCTAACGCTAACGAGCAGTACGATGCTACAGCGGTAGAGACAGCGCGTCAGGCTATGTTGACCAAACAATCCGCTATTGATGCCGCTACGACTCACGACCAGCTTGACGCATTGCTGTAAGGGGTAACGAATGAAACGCATCTTGGTGATGGGTTTACCCGGCGCGGGCAAGACATACCTAGCGCAACACATCCTCGACCACTTGCAAAACGAACGCAAGACGGTCATGTGGCTTAACGCCGATGATGTGCGTAAGAAGTACAACGACTGGGACTTTTCCCACGAGGGCCGTATTCGCCAAAGCCTGCGTATGCGTGAGTTGGCTGACAGCTACGATGTTGACTATGTGATTTGCGACTTTGTTGCCCCTCTAGTTGAGATGCGTAATAACTTCAAAGCTGACTGGACTATCTGGGTTGACACCATCAATCAAGGTCGTTTTGAAGACACCAACAAGGTGTTTATTCCTCCGAAGGAATATGACTTCAGGATTACTGAGCAGAAGTCTGAGAAGTGGGGTGAGTTCATTGCCGCGCATATCTTGGATAACCGCCGCCGTCCTGTATTTGACTGGCAGAAAGAAACAGTTCAGATGCTTGGCAGATGGCAACCGTGGCACGCAGGACACCGCAAGCTGTTTGAACGGGCACTGGCTAAGACTGGTCAAGTTGTGATCCAGATCAGAGACTGCCAAGGCTGGAACGGCTCTAACCCGTTTGCTGCTAATCAGGTTAAAGAGTTTATTAGCCGTGATCTAGACCCACTGTATCAAGGTCAGTACGAAGTTCAACTGGTTCCTAACATTGTCAACATTACCTACGGGCGTGATGTTGGATACAAGATTGAGCAGGAATCTTTTGACGATGCTACCCACGCTATCTCGGCAACCAAGATACGCAAAGAGATGGGTGTGTGATTGTCTTCACCAACGGATGCTTTGATGTGCTTCATCGTGGGCATGTTGAGTATTTGGAGAAATCTAGAGCGTTGGGTGACAAGTTAGTTGTGGGTTTAAACTCAGATGCGTCTGTTCGGGAACTAAAGCCCGGCAGACCCATCAATTCCCAAGATGACCGAAAAGCTGTGCTGCTGGCGCTTCGCTGGGTAGATGAAGTCATTATCTTTGACGAACCCACACCGCTTGAGCTAATCCAACGGATTAGTCCTGACATCATTACGAAGGGCGCTGATTACAGCCCCGATCAAGTTGTCGGGTCAAGAATTGCCAAGCAAACAGTTATCATTCCTTTCTTAGATGGCTATTCATCAACAAGGATAATCAATGCAACTCAAGGGCATAGTAAACAAGGGCTGGGGGTCGGAGCTAATCTGGGCTACCAACGATAAGTACTGCGGAAAGCTGATGACCTTTAAAAAGGATGCTAAGTTTTCCATGCACTTCCATGCAGAAAAAGATGAGACTTGGCTAGTCCAAGGTGGCTTATTTAAGGTCATCTGGATAGATACCAAAGACGCCAGCCGCCATGAGAAGATCCTTAACATTGGGGACACATGGCATAACCCACCATTACTCCCTCACCAGCTAGTTTGCCTAGCAGCAGGTGTGATCTTAGAAGTCTCAACTGCTGATTCCGTAGAAGACAACTATCGAGTTGAGCCGGGGGACAGTCAATGCGTATCTTAGTCATCGGTGATGGTTGCATCGACGAGTACCGCTATGGCGAGATACGCAGGGTAAATCCAGAATCTACTGCGCCATTGTTGAACTTTGAAGACAGTGAAGAGAAACTTGGCATGGCGTTTAACGTGGCTAAGAATCTTAGGTCTTTTGGTGCAGTGGTAGAACTTCTTGTTCCAACTGAAATGTCCCGAAAAATTAGGTACATAGACCGTAGAACAGGAGAACATCTACTTAGAGTAGACCATGACGTACAAGCTCAGTCTTGTTTAGTCGGTAGTAAGTACATGTTTGATGCCATAGTTATCTCTGACTATGATAAGGGTTTTGTAACCAATGAGGTCATCTGGAAACTGCGGCAGAAGTTTCAAGGGCCTATCTACATGGATACCAAGAAAAAGAACTTGGCTGATTTTCCCGGCATCTACATCAAGATTAACCAGCGGGAACTGTACGAATCTACATCTATCCCAGATCCAGAACATTTAATTGTTACTTACGGGGCTAAAGGATGCGGATATAAAGATTCACTCTATCCGGCTAAGGTGATAGAAGTTGTGGATGTTTGCGGGGCAGGCGATGTATTCCTAGCAGCTATGGTGTACAAGCACATACAGACTGGGGACATGAATATAGCCCTACCATTTGCCAACGAGAAGGCGGCAATATCTTGCCAGAGCATAGGGGCTGTATGCGTATCCTGATTACTGGATATAAAGGTTTTATTGGCCAGAACATGGTCAAAGCCATGTCAGATCACGAGCTAGACTTGTGTGAATGGGGTGATGAGTATTCCCTCTATGGAATAGATAGGGTTATTCACTTAGGCGCAATCTCAGATACACGCTGTAATGACTGGGCAGCTTTGCGTAAACAAAACGTGGGCTTTACCGTTACGCTTATGGAACGGTGTCAGGAGTATGGAATACCTATCCAACTAGCATCTTCAGCTTCAGTCTACGGGCCAGATAACATCACGTTTAAAGAGACTGATCCGGTAGCCCCTGCCAACATGTACGCAGAATCTAAAGCTTTGATTGAGCAGTATTTTCATAAGATGCAGCCTGTTTCGCCCGTGCAGATCTTTAGGTACTTTAATGTCTATGGCCCACACGAAGACCATAAAGGCGATCAGGCTTCTCCGTTTCACAAGTTTCGAGAGCAGGCAAAGACTGGGACAATTAAGATATTTGAAGGTTCAGAAAACTTTAAACGTGACTTTATCCATGTGGACAAGGTAATTGATGTTCACAAGAAGTTTTTAAAAGTTAACGATTCTGGGATTTGGAACGTTGGGACGGGAGAAACAATGTCTTTTTTGGATGTTGCTCGCTTGGCAGCAGATGAATTTTCAGCGAAAATAGAAACAATTCCAATGCCTATATTGGGTGGTTATCAAATGTATACGTGTGCTGACATGACCAAATTGAATGGGATATTAAAGTGAGAGACTGGGCCGAAGCATTTATTGCGGCGGCCTGTATAGTGGCCTTCGTTATTTTTGGCACGTACATCATTGCATGGAGTTTGAGTTGATATGGCTGAAGAAACTAAAGAATCTGCAAAAGGCGCGTTTATTGAAAAGATTACGTTTGCCATCCTGCCACTACTGTTTTCATGCGTGGTCTATTTAATGTCATCGTTGTCCAATCTGGCGCACGAAGTCACAATACTTAATAGCAAGATCAGTCTTGTGGTCACATCAGACAACAAGCAGGCTACCAACACGGGAGCAGAACTTGCCCGCGAGCGCTTGCGTCAAGACTTGTCGTTAGAGATCCAAAAGAACCGCGATGACATTCAGTACAACCGCCAAAAGATTGCGGTCATTGAAACTAAGTTGGAGAAAAAATAATGTTTGACATCTTATCTGGTGGTTTACTAGGCTCTATTTTTGGCGGTGTGTTCCGTCTTGCGCCCGAGGTGCTGAAGTTCTTTGACAAAGCTAATGAGCGGAAACACGAACTGGCTATGTTTGAACAGCAATGCCAATTAGAAACGCTACGTGGTCAGCAGAAGCTAGCCGAGATTGGTGCACAGCGCGAAGCCGCTATTGACGTAGGTGTCATGGACGCGTTTAACAACGCCATAGTATCTCAAGCTGAGATGGCCAAAGCCGCTGGTGGTTGGGCCGCTAGTCTGTCTGCTTCTGTGCGTCCAGTCGTAACTTACTGGGTGCTTTTTGTCTGGTCATTCATCCACGTATGGTTTGCTTACAACGCATGGTTAGCTGGTGCACCTGCTATAGAAGTGTTCAAGACAATGATGACTCCAGACTTCTCAGCTTTGCTTGCAGGCACAATAAATTTCTGGTTTTTGGATCGTACTTTAGCTAAACGTGGGCTATGAACCTAGAGTTAGCCGCCAGTCTATGCCGTCAGTTTGAGGGCTACCGCGCCAAGCCGTATTTATGTCCGGCTGGCGTGGCTACGATTGGCTATGGCTCTACCTATTACGCAGACAAGCGCAAGGTAACTTTAGAAGACCCGCCGATGGATGAACCCACGGCTAGGGCGCTTTTGATGATTGAGTTAGAACATACGTACCTACCGGGTGTTCTGCGTAACTGTCCGGGTCTAATTACGGATGTGCGTAAGTGCAACGCCATAGTTGACTTTTGTTATAACCTTGGTGTAGGACGCTTGCAAACATCTACGTTAAAGAGGAAAATCAACGCCAATGATTGGGAAGGAGCCAAGGAACAATTGATGCTCTGGACTAAAGGTGGCGGTAAGGTACTGCCGGGACTACTTAAACGCCGCACGGCTGAGTGCGCTCTACTGGATTGACCGATGCCATTACAAAAAGTTCTGTTCAAGCCGGGTGTAAATAGGGAAAACACTAGGTACACCAATGAGGGCGGTTGGTTTGAGTCCGACAAGGTGCGGTTTCGCCAAGGCACGCCTGAGAAGATTGGCGGCTGGGCGCGTATCTCTGTGTCTAGCTTTTTGGGAACTTGCCGTTCGCTTTGGAATTGGATTACGCTTGCTAATCTTAACCTGCTTAGTGTTGGCACAAACCTTAAGTTCTATATTGAAAACGGCGGTCTGTACAACGACATCACGCCTATCCGAACAGCGGACATTCTAAGCAACCCTTTTAAAACAACTAACCTCAGTACAACCGTGACGGTAACGGATACAGCCCACGGCGCAATAGATGGCGATTTTGTTGCGTTTAGTAATGCGGCTACTGTGGGTGGGTTAGACCTAAACAACCAATACCAGCTTACTTACGTAGACGCCAACACATACACAATAACTGCAAGCTCTGCGGCCACTTCTACAGTAGCGGCTGGGGGCGGTACAACTGTTAGTGCGGTGTATCAGATCAACGTTGGCTTGCCGGTTGAGGTTCCGCTAACTGGCTGGGGCGCTGGCGCTTGGGGTAATGGTACGTGGGGTAATGGCGGCACATCTACGTCAGCGCTGCGCCTGTGGAGTCAAAGCAATTTTGGTGAAGATTTGGTTTTTGGGTTCCGTGGTAGTCCAATTTACTATTGGGATGCGGCTTACGGTTTAACACCCTCTATAGTTACTATAACTATTGCGTCTCCTGCGGTAGTGACGTCTAGCCTCACCTTGGTAAACGGCGCAACTGTTATTTTGACAAACTCCGGCTACCCATCTGCGTTGCCGACTGGCTTAGTTGTGGGAACTACGTACTACGTTAAAAATGTTTCAGGCAATACGTTTAATTTGGCCGCCACCCCTACAGGCGTAGTTATTAATACAACAGGAACGCAGTCTGGTACGCACTACATCATGCCTAATGCTGTCCCTGTTACGTCTTTAGCTGGGGCAAGTAGCGTGCCTTTGATGCAAAACTTCTTGTACGTAGCCGATATAAGCCGTTTTGTGTTTGCGTTTGGCTGCAATGACTACGGTTCAACCACTCAGAACCCAATGCTTATCCGTTGGTCAGATCAAGAATCTGTGGTTGATTGGGCACCGTCCGCTACTAATCAGGCAGGTAGTGTAACCATATCTCACGGCTCAGAAATTGTTACCGCTATCCAGACCCGTCAAGAGATTGTCGTATTTACTGACTCTGCGCTTTATTCTTTGCAATACCTAGGCCCTCCGTTTGTGTGGGGCACGCAGTTGCTTGGTGACAACATCTCCATCATTGGCCAAAACGCTATTACCCAAGGCTCTGGCATAGTCTATTGGATGGGTACGGACAAGTTCTACACGTATGACGGTCGTGTGCAAACACTAAACTGCGACCTACGCAAGTACGTCTATCAAGACATTAACTTGAGCCAAAACCAACAAGTTTTTGCAGGAACTAACGAGGGTTTTAACGAAATCTGGTGGTTCTATTGCTCTGCTAACAGCACAAACATTGACCGGTACGTTATATTTAACTACGCGGAAAACACTTGGTACTACGGCACGATGGCACGAACCGCATGGCTGGACTCTGGTCTAAGGGATTACCCTATTGCTGCAAACCCCTTAACTGCCACGACGGGCAACGTTGTTAACCAAGAGTACGGCAACGATAACAATGAGACCGGCACCCCTGCTGCAATTAATGCGTACATCTCTTCGTCCGAGTTTGATATTGGTGATGGCCATAACTTTGGTTTTATCTGGCGCATGTTGCCGGACTTGACTTTTTCTGGCTCGGATGCTGCCCCTACCCCTGCTGTTACTTACACGTTGTACCCGATGGTAAACTCAGGCTCAGGTACAGGGACGGCTGTGGCGGCGGGTGTAAATAAACTAACAGGCGCTTCATACACAATTACTGAAGGTTTTACGGGGCAAGTGTTTACCCGTGTGCGTGGGCGTCAGATGATCTTAAAAGTGGGCTCTAATCAGCTTGGTACGCAGTGGCAGTTGGGTGCTACCCGTATTGACATTAGACCGGACGGCAGACGATGAGCTACATCATTACGTCTGAGACAGAGCTCAGCAGGATTGCGGCTCCTAGCTTGCCTTTGGCAACAAAAGAATACAGCCCACTGTATATTGACCAGCTTAACAACGTTTTGCGGCTGTACTTCAACCGACTAGATAACTTGCTGGCGCAGTTGGTTACGTCTGGGATTATTCCGGCAACCACAAATTACACAGTAGCAACGCTACCAAGTGCGGTTACTTCAGGTGTTGGCGCAAGGTCTTTTGTCACTGATGCTTTAGGCCCAACATTTGGCGCAACGGTTGTTGGCGCAGGTGCAGTTAAAGTGCCGGTGTACTCTGACGGAGTCGACTGGAAAGTTGGCTAAAGCAAGTTAAAAATGATATTATCCAACAACCCCCATTTTGAGAGGCAAAAATGAGCCTGCATAAGTTTGCCGAACAGGTAGCCGCCAATGGCCGCGGTGACGACTCTTTACTTGTACACATGACTCCGGACGAAGTCCGGAATTTACAAAAGTTTGCCGAGGCTAACGGCACAACGCTGACCATCAACCCTGACACTGGTTTGCCCGAAGCCGGGCTTTTGTCTGATCTGTTTAAGTCTATTGCCCCGATTGCGCTTGGCGCTTTTTTAGGCCCTGCTGGATTTGGTTTGTCGTCCATGATGGCGGGTGTAGCTACGGGTGGCATTACCGCTTTGGCTACCGGCAGTCTGTCTCGCGGCCTCATGGCCGGATTGGGTGCGTATGGTGGAGCGGGTCTGGGCGAGAGTTTGATGAGCGCTGGTGGAGGGATGAGCGCGGCCAATGCCGCGACTGCCGCTCAAGGACAGTTAGGCGCGACCAATTTGGCGTTAGGCGAAGCTTTGCCTGCACAGGCAGCAGATCAGTTTACAAAAGACGCAATTACGCGCATGACGCCTTCTAACGCAGTGTCTGCCGGATTTAACGCAGCTACTGCCAGCCCCGGCGCGGCTCTTGATTTTGCTAAAAACAACCTTAGCAACTTAGCTTACGCCGCTTCTCCAATTGCTGCTGGCCTGATGGTTCCAACAACCACAAAACTGCCAGACCCCAAGAGCACGGGCAACATCCGGCAGATGGCTTACAACATCAACCCAGATACGGGTAAACCCGACCCTCTGTACGGCATGCGTGAAATGACGCCTGTCAAAGCCAGCGAGTTTGGAAACAAAACATTCCAAGGCCAGCGCGATCTGTTCTACCAACAGAATCCAAATCCGTATCAACTTGGGGTAGGGTCTTTAAACCAAGCACCGCAACAGCAGCCAACGCAAATGAACACAGGCGGCATTGTGGCTTTGGCTGGTGGTGGCGTGCCCGGTTATGCTGGTGGTGGCCCGTTGGTAAACGACCAACAGATTTTTGACTACTTCAAAGGGCTTGACCAAGCCCAATTAAAATCTGGCGCTCTTGACGCACAAATTGCCGCTGACATGCAAAAATACGATGTTGGCGCTACTGATATTGCAAGGGCCACAGGCACACAGAATCAACAAGGCAACTACGAAACACGTTTTGTTAATGCAGTTGCAACCCCAACCACCGATGCTAGCGAGTTTTTAGCCGCAACTAAAGATATTGGTTTAACAGGACAGAACTTAAGCACAGCACTTCAAAATTCTGGGTTGTCTCAGTCCGCGCAGTACGCGCTTACACATAATTTAAACGATGCCGCCGGTACTTATGATGCTAGCGGAAAACCAATTGATTTTTATAACAAGATTGGCTACACCGCAGGTGCGGCCCCCGGCGACCAAGGCGGTTTAGAAGGTTTGTACTCCAACATCAATTACTCTGCAAAAGCACTACAAGACCAAATTAACTCTGGGGCGCTCACTGTATACGAAGCGCAAGCTCTTGCGCGGGGTGAAATGGGGCGTGTTGGTGTTAACGACAAGGATATTAAAAACGCAACAGGCAAAGATTTTGCTAATTTGTTCACGCCTAAAACAGTTACACCAATTACATCAATTACACCTTTACCTCAGCCATTCACAAGCGTAGTCCCCGGCGGCACACAACTCCCCGGCGCTACAACATACGCTAACGGCGCGTACGGCAACTATGGATCTGGCCCCGCTACGGGCGTGGACTACCGCGGTAATACAGTATCTATCGCCACCCCCGGCGACATCATTACAAACCCCGACGGCACGCGCACAGTTGTGCCTAACGTTCCCGGTCGTCCATACGGCGGCTTTACAGGATCAGAGGGAGTAAAGAGTGCCTATACTGCTGGTGGCGGCAGCTTGGGCTACACAGCCAAAGCGCCAAAAACAATTGACGAGTTTAATAAGCTGTACAACAAGCAGACCGGTGACTCACTGGCCGCATACGACTATCTCATGGGTAAAGGCAGTGGTAAATACCCTGTTAAATCCGGTGTGCCCAACATTGCTATGCCGTACAACGAGTATGTATTGGGCAAAAAGACAGCCAAACCCGGAGCTAAGACAACAGACAAAGTTACAACAGTTGTAGGAGTGCCCGGACAACCACAGACTTACTTTGACGAAGCGGCATACCTTGCGGCCAATCCAGACGTTGCGGCTGAAATCAAAACCGGTAAAACAGCGTCAGGTAAACCAACAAGGTTAACTTCTGCATACGATCACTACTTGATGTATGGCAAAGCCGAAGGCCGTCCTTTTACTGGCGACTACCAAGGCTACACAACGGCTTTAGCTTTAGCTAATGCTTCTCAGCAAGGTGGCCCCGGAAATGCTACAAGCGCCACAACTGCGGCAAATACAGTCAGCGACAGCAACACAGCCAATAGCATTACAGGCTTGGCGGCTCCTGCTAACAGTAGTATCTCTGTATCCGATGCGGTAGCTTCTCCTGCTGATGCCCCTGCTGCTACTGATGGTAGTCCTGATGGTGGCCCTAGTGGTGATGGTACTGGCGGAGAAGCTCGCGGTGGTTTGATGCCTGACGGTCGGTATCGCTTGGCTAACGGCGGCATGCCCAGCTACGCCATGGGTGGCGGTCTTGGCTCACTCGGTTCCTACTCTGATGGTGGTCGACTGCTTAAAGGCCCCGGAGACGGCGTGTCTGACAGTATCCCTGCAACAATTGGCAACAAGCAACAACCCGCACGCCTTGCCGATGGTGAGTTTGTAATCCCTGCACGCATCGTGTCTGAGTTGGGTAACGGTTCAACAGATGCCGGAGCCAAGAAGCTCTACGCCATGATGGATCGTGTGCAACGTGCACGCGGTAAGACCACAGGCAAAAACAAAGTGGCGGCTAACTCCCGTTCTGATAAATATCTTCCCGCTTAAGGAATAGATCATGGCAGCAGCATCCCCAACACAGTACCAAGAACAGCGGATAGGTTTTGCAGACCAGATCGCGCCCTATGCAGAAAAACTGCTAGGCACTGCTGAGCTTTACACCGATCTTGAAGCAAATCCCTACATGCAGTACATGGGGGATCGCACAGCGCAGTTCACTCCTTTACAACAACAGTCGTACGAAAACGCGGCGTTGATGCAAACTGCCCCTCAGTTGGGCGATGCCACAGCTATGGCTGGTATGGCAGGCTTGGGCGCACTTAATACGCAGTACACGTTTAACCCATATCAGACACAGCAATTTACGGGAAACAACGTTCAAGCGTACATGTCTCCCTACATGCAAAATGTGGTGGACATCCAGCAACGAGAAGCCCAGCGTCAAGCCGATATTGCAGGAACCCAACAGCAAGCTCAAGCTACTAAAGCCGGTGCATTTGGTGGTAGTCGTGACGCAATCATGCGTTCTGAAGCTGCTCGTAACTTAGCGTTGCAAAAAGGCGACATTCAAGCCAAGGGTCTGCAAGACGCATACGCGCAAGCTATGGGGCAGTTCAACCAATCCCAAGCGCAGAACTTGGCAGGACAGCAACTAAACGCCCAGCAACAACAGTTTGGCGCGGGTCTTGGCCTTCAAGGTATGCAGACAGCCATGACAGGTGCTAAGTCTTTGGCTGACATTGGGCAGACGCAGTATGGCCAGAACATGGGGCTACTTAGTTTGCAAAATCAGTTTGGTGGTCAACAGCAACAGCAAACTCAAAACATTCTGAACAATCAGTATCAAGATTTCTTAAACTACCAGAACCAGCCATACAAGCAGATGGGCTTCATGTCTGACATGATCCGTGGTTTGCCTATGTCTCAGCTATCCTCCACAATGTATCAAACACCCCCATCAATGTTGCAACAAGTTGCGGGTTTAGGTATCACAGGTAAAGCTTTGGGAGCCTTTAAGAAAGGTGGCGCGGTTCAGGATGTCGAATATAGAGACAAACCTGCCGGTCTGGCTGATCTTGCAATCTATAACATGGGCTGAAGAACATGGCACTACCAAACGCTGAAAAACTCACATCGCAGATGGCGATGCTGCCTGATGCTGCCTTGAAGCAGATGGCCATGATGCATAAGAACGACCCGTACGTTCTTCCCTTGATTATTTCTGAAGATGGCCGTCGCAAGCAGATGCGCCAAGCCGCGCAAGCACAGATGGCCGGTATGCCACAACCCAAAGTAACCGATGCAGCTTTGGCACAGATGGGCGCTTTGCCTGAAGAACAAGGGATTGGTATGCTCCCCGCCCCTAACATGCAGCGTATGGCTGACGGGGGTATTGCTGGCTATGGCGATGGTGATGATGTTCCTAAAAGAAACGGCATGGCTATGGGTGGCATGTACGACTTTGCCCAACGCAGTGAACCTGTGCTTCGCATGGCGGGCGGTGGTGTGCCCGGGTATAAGAATGGTGTAGCGGTGCCTGCCGACTTGGACGCGTACATTGACGAACAAGCCAAACTCAACGGCATCCCCTCAGCTACTCTTCGCGCAGTTATTCAAGCGGAAAGCGGCGGAAAAGTCGACGCTCAAAGCAAGACTTCTTCAGCGCAAGGTTTGATGCAGTTGATTAACCGCACCTTTACCAAAGGCGGTGGCGATCCAGCAAGACGCAAAGACCCGTTTGAAAACATCCGCGTGGGTGCTAAAGTTTTGGGTGAAGACGCGGCAGCTTTACGCAAGACGTTGAATCGGGATATTGCCCCAGAGGAACTGTACGCAACTCACGTACTTGGCCGTCCTACAGGTTCACGCTTGTTGCAAGCGGACTCTAGCATGACGATGGCGCAAGCACTTAAAGCGGCTGATCCAAAGAACGCAGACAACATCATCAAGAGCAACTCTAAATTGTTTGGTGATGGTAAGAAGACCGTTGGTGAAGTCATGCAGACGTTCTCTACCAAGATGGCCTCGGCTGTACCTATCGGTACAGCGCAAGCCGCGCAATCACAAGCAGCCCCAGACTTAGCCTCTCAAATCCCCGGCCAGCGTAGCCCAGCACCTGCTTCTACTTACGACCAGCAGAACTCATACTTTGGTCAGTTGGCGGACAAAATGGGCATACCCTTAGAGTACCAGCGCAATATTGGTAACACAATGAACGCCCTGAGCGGGTTTACTTCCCCCATCAGTACGGCAAACCGCGCTGTTGGTCAGGCGTCTAAAGCATTAGAGGCTACGCCTGAGATGATTGCCAAGGCTGAGCAAGCTAAGAGAGTAGCTGAAACACAGCGTCTGTTGCCTCCTGCCAAGGTTGGATTGGAAGCGCTTGATGATGCTTCTCAAGCAACTCGTGCTGCTGCGGAAGCAGCCCGTCGTGCCCGTGGTGTAGAGCAAGATGTGCAAGCGGCCAAAGCCGCAGAACAATCTGTGGACGCGGCAAACATGACTTCAAAGATTGCCCGTACAACAGAAGAAGCCATAGCCGCTGGCCCTAACGCCCGTGCTTTAGATGCCGCCAAATTAGCTAACGCTTCTAAAGCACTGGCAGGTACACAACTGGCCGAAGAAAAAGTTAAAGGCTTGTTTGGCGAAAGTACGCGGCCAGAGGTAGGGGAGTCTGTTTCGGGCACATACAATACAACGCTACCCCCCGCAGAAGCCGCGCCTAAGCCTTCCGATTTAATTGCCGCAGCCAAAGAAACTGTGCCTACCAAAGAGCGTAAGGGTTTTGGCAACGACGACCTGTTGATGCTCGGCTTAAGTTTGTTGGCCAACAAGTCACCTAACTTCATGACTGCTTTGGGCGAAGCTGGTATTCAGACTTTGGGCGCTAAGAAAGAGCGTGAGAAGGCTGAGACTGACCTTGAGTACAAGGACATCATGAAGAAGTACTACGGCTCTCTTGGTGCAAAAGCCGAAGCGGATGCTAAAAGTGTGGAGGCTGGTGGTAAGTTTGATGTACAGCGTACACAGCTTGCACTCAACAACACGGAACGTGCATACGAGAAATGGTTGACTACGCCCGAAGGTGCTACGGCATCAGCCGACGCGAGAAATGCAGAATTCCGCCGCATTGCAGGCTTGTACTACCCCTTGGCGGGCGCTGAACTTCCAAGTACAATGGGCGCACCAGCACCCTCTGCCGGATTTAAGGTTTTAGGGAGCCGCCCACAATAAGCTCAAGGATGTTAAATCATGCCCATTTA